TATTGCTAGTAAACTTGCGCAACGTACTCTAGTAATTTGTCACACAACAGCACTAAGAGACCAATGGATTGAGGAAGCTGAAAATCTTTATGGCATGAAGATTGGTAAGATTGGTGGTGGAGTTTTTGATATAGAAGACAAGGCAATTGTTGTATCAAATATCCAAAGCCTTAAAAAGCATATATTAACATTACAAAAGCTTTTTGGGCTTGTTATCACGGATGAAGCCCACCATACCCCTGCTACTACCTTTACTGAGATACTCGATAGTTTCCATGCTAAATATCGTATTGCACTAAGCGGAACTATGGTAAGAAAAGACGGAAAACATGTTATACTGCAAGATTTTTTCACCCCCAAAGTATACCAACCTGCAGTAGATAATACTATGGAGCCTACAGTACGGATTCTAAAGCCAGGAGTCTTTTTAGACCCTAAGCTGGCGTGGGCACAGAAGATAAACAAGCTGTTGTATGATGAAGATTATCAGCAGTTTATTGCTAAGCTAGCGTGTAAATCTATTGACGACGGTCACGCTGTCCTAATTATTGCAAGTCGTATCGAATTTCTACAAAAGGTCAAAGAATATGTCGGAGAAACGTGTCTGTTGGTTACTGGCGAAACATCACTCGAAGAACGAAAAGAAGCAGCAAGTGCAATCAGCGACGGCAGTGCCAAGGCTATTGCAGGCTCCAGACAAATCTTCTCAGAAGGTATCTCAGTTAACCGACTAAGCGCGGTTATCCTGGCTGAGCCTATGGCTCATGATGGATTGGTTGAGCAAATTGTGGGTCGTATCATGCGAAAAGACCCCAATAAGCCAGATACACCAATAGTCTACGATATTAATTTTAGCGATCAACCATCACGTAAGCAAAATGAAGCTCGTATGGCCTTTTACCTAGAAAAGGGCTGGGCGATCGAAAGGTACTAAAATTTACTCTTGCAAATATGTGCCTAATATAGTATAATTATTATTCATTTGGGCACTATGACTCTACTTTTTAACCTAGAATATCTTGATAGTATTAGCGTAGGCACTGTTTCTTATATTGACACGCTGAAATACTTTTATCATAATATACTTGTGCTGCCCCCTAAAGGTGTCAGTAAGAAGTTTAGTCATTCCCGAATGCTTGGCACTAGCTTTCTGTTAAACCCAAAGGATTTATTAAACGATAAATCAACTGATCCTAGCTATATCGTACAGTATATAAAGTTAGCTGCCAGACGTGATTACGCAATGTACAAAGTATTCAGCATCACGTATCTGGATTTAACAATGTATCCTGATATTGATAGATCTAAAATTTCACATAATCCACTGCTTAAAATAGCAGGCAACAAACTATTTTTCAAATACGAGGAAATCTCACATGGCAATCGCATTCAACAAAACCAAAGGCAAAGCACAATCCAACAAAGTTGAGGCTTATGAATACAAAGACGGCGACAATACAGTTCGCTTGTTCGGCGGTGTTCTTCCACGCTACATTTACTGGTTGAAAGGTTCTAATAACAAAGACATTCCAGTAGAATGCTTGGCTTTTGATCGTGAACAGGAACGCTTTAACAACGCTCAGACAGATCACGTTCAACGCTTCTTCCCTGACGTTAAATGCTCTTGGTCTTATACAGTTAACTGTATCGACCCTAAAGATGGTAAAGCTAAGGTACTGAACCTGAAGAAAAAGCTCTTTGAGCAGATTCTTACAGCGGCAGAATCGCTTGGCGATCCAACTGACGCAGACACTGGGTTGACCTTCGCATAACACTACGTTACTGCCCAGTATAAATTCTTCTAATTGCTGGAAACTTTCATATTACTATAGGCAACAACGCGGCTGGAAACGGCGTACGTGATAGCAGGAAAACGTATAGTAAGAAACAATCAGCAGCCAAGCATCTAACCGCGTATACCGCGTAGGATGAAGGTTCAACGACTAGTCGAAAGACGTAGGGTTTATCACCCGAAACGGAGAAATAGATATGTCAAAAATACAAGATCTACAAGAATTCACTTCCTTACTAGATCAAGGATACACAAATGAACAACTTTCGGCGTACTATACTTGTGGCGTAACCACGGTTAAACGCTTTAAATCTGAGAACCATCTTAACGGGTATAAAACAAATGCAAAACCTCTTAGCGATAAACAGCTAATGGAGATTGAGGCATTTGCGGAATCTGGAAAAAGCCTAGAAAATATAGCGAGTCTAACAGGTAGAACGAACTATATTCTTAAAAAGTACCTGCCAAAAGAACTTTATTCTAGAATTATAGTCAACTCCCGTAATGTTTTTTCAAGAAACCTTATTAAGGCAGATGTAACGCAAATCTTTAGTCCAACAGCTAATGCGGCGTACATCTGCGGTGTGTTGCAGAGTGATGGTTTCCTTACTTCTGATGGGTATATAGGCCTAACAGTTAAAGATAAAGATCTTGCAGAAGAGTTTGCTAGGTTCTTTAAAACCGGAGTACGTGAAACTGTACAAGACGGGAAAACATATTATGCTTGCAGATTTAAAGATATAAGAAACCTTGAGAAGTTCAAAGAAGTAACTAATATATACCCGCGTAAGACATATGATAGCTATGAGATTCCTAATTGGATTCACACTAATGATTCTTTTATGTATCATTTTATAGCTGGAGTATTTGATGGGGATGGTTGGGTTTCTATTGTTAAAAATAGAGAGTCAACCGTAGAAATAGGTATTGAACAACATAGGTACTCAAAAAAGTTTCTAGAAACTATAAACGAATACTTAGGTTGGTCTACATACTGTACCGAAGATACATTTAGAATACATACTAGATGTAAGGATAAGACTGAAAAGTTTTATGCATGGTATAGTCAAATCGAATATATTATGTTACGAAAAGTATCTGTATTAGATGGCATTTATCTATAAGATATAGTCTAAATAGCATCCTATTTGGGGATGTAGTGTTCAAGCGCAGCAAAACAGGTCCGCTGCCTTTTAATGTAGAATATAACCTAAAAGCTTTGGCATGCAAAGTACGTCCGTTGAACGATGCAGAACGTGCCATCGTTGCAGCAGAAAAAGCAATTGATGACAAATATCCACGTCCTACCCCTGAAGATGTTCTGAAAACTCTGGAACGTATTACTAAGGGTTCCGAAGATGAAGATACCGACTCTACTACTGACGGCGAAGCCGTCAACGAGTTGGGTCAATAATCCATCCAAGCCCCTACTAACCCTAGGGGCTTTTTTATTACTTCTTGAAATGTACAAATTGAATCAACTTAAAACCCCGCGCGAACGCGTATTAGAGCTACTAGACCAAATTTTAGTAGGAAAAATAGATGTAGAAAGTATTAGTATTGAACGCTTTAAATCTGAAGATACTGGTAAGCCATTTATGCAGGTAATGTTAGAGCTTAGTCAGGGCACATGAAAATACTACCGACATTTGAAGAAGTAGATTAGCTATTCGCCTATGATTAGAATACTGGTATTTTTACAAGAAAAGTACGTACAGCTATATGTACTAAAATAGGTGATATAGCTGGATAGATAAATGCTCAGGGTTATGTAATATTAAAAATAAACGGTGATGCATATAAAGGACATCGTTTAGCTTGGTTATTACATACAAAAGCATGGCCCCTCGGAGATATAGACCATATAGATGGTAATAAATAGAATAATGCTATATCAAACCTTAGAGACGTTTAGAGAAGCGTAAACTCTTTAAATACTAAGATTATATAGAATAATTCGAGTGGATACAGAGGGGTTTAGTATCATAATAGTAAGTGGCGTGCTAGAGTAATGCTAAATGGGAAACAACATATTATAGGTAGTTTTGATACTCCAGAAGATGCATCAAAAGCCTATATTTCTTTTAAAGAAAGTCTATGAGGATACTATTTATAGCCGATATACATATAAAACTGGGTAGCAAAAATGTCCCAGTAGAGTGGGCAAAGAATCGTTATAGGCTATTCAACAATAAAATAGCTCAGATACAAAACAGTGTAGACATTATAGTACTATAGGGCGACACGTTTGATAGAATGCCTACAATTGAGGAGCTAGAGATTTACTTCACTATGCTTTCAGTGTTTACCAAACCCACCTACATCATACCTGGTAACCACGAATCAGTTAAGAAGAATACTACATTCTTAACGAACCTAAAAGAGGTTACAAGTGCTATTAATAATCGCGTCATTATCGTTGACGATTTCTTTAGCTTGGATGATATTGATTTTATCCCGTACAATAAGCTTAAGGAATATACTCCAGCAAGCATTGATTTCCATGGACGAATCCTTGTTACGCACGTTCGAGGAGAAATTCCCCCACATGTCAAGGCAGAAGTTCCTCTAGACCTTTTCGAAAGATGGGAAGTTGTGCTTGCCGGAGATTTACATAGCTATGAGAATTCTCAGCTTAACATCTTATATCCTGGGTCTCCTATGTCTACTAGCTTTCACAGGAATCCTGTAGACAATGGGGTTATAATTTTAGATTCCGATACTTTAAAGCATGAGTGGATTTCTTTAGGCTTACCACAATTGCTGCGTAAGACTATTAATGCAGGCGACCCAATGCCTGCCACTACTTACGACCATACAATCTATGAAGTAAGTGGTGACTTAGCAGAACTAGGTAATATTGAAAACTCAGCACTGCTAGATAAAAAGATTACTACTAGAGAGACTGATGTAGCGTTGATGCTAGAGCCGGAAATGACTATGGCAGAAGAACTAAAAGAGTATCTAACCTATATCTTGCAATTAAAAGAAGAAAACGTCGAAGAAGCTATTAAGCTATTCCGAGGACTGGAGGCGCAAATACATGATTAAATATAAACAATTACGTTGGGGCCACTGCTTCAGTTATGGAGATAACAACGTACTAGACTTAGATGCTTGTAGCATAATTCA